CTAAACAAGATGCTAAAGTAAAATTCAACGAGCAGGTTGAGGAAGCTAGGGCAGAGTGGAATGCTAAAATCGATGAGCAGGAAAGACACGCTAAGATGATGGATGAGAAGATGAAGGACTTACAGATTGTCCCTATCAACAGTTATATATTAGTACAACCTTATGCTAAGAACCCATTCCAGAAGATGAAGGTAACTGAGTCAGGGTTGATACTTCCAGAATATACAGGTACATTTAAGAATCCAGACTCTGGTGAAATGGACCAAGAAGAGAACTTATCAGTTCAAGCATTAGTAATAGAGGCTAGTCCTTTATGTAAATTTGTAAAGGAAGGTGACATTATTTACTATAGAAGAGCATGTGGAGTTCCTATTCCATTCTTCGGACAAGGATTTGAAGTTGTAGCTGAACCTCAAGTTCAAGTAGTAGTTAATTCTGGATTAAAAGATAGATATACAAAGGAATTTAAAAGTGATAATGCATAATGGAAGAGAAAGTATATTTTATGCCAGGTGAGGTAGTAACTCTTAAACAAGATATACCTAACAAACCTGTAATGATTGTGGTTAAGAAGGAGACTATGAATATTAGAACTCATGGTGTTCCCAACGTAACAGAAGATTATTTTAAAGGTATTAGATGTAGATGGTTCTCTACAGAAGGAGTTTTGCAGGAAGCTATCTACAATACTAAGGATTTAGTTAAAGTATGATAAGTATGTTTCAACAGGGTGGGCAGATGAACGAAGAACAACAAGCGTTCACTGCCTATCTTATTAAAGTCCTAAACCCTAAAGATGAAGCGGACTTTGAGAACAAAGTAGCACAGCTATCAGAGAACGATTTAAGAGAGTTTTATAAACAATACAAAGCAATGGAAGGTAATCAAATTTCAATGGCTAAATTAGGAGCCAAGTTAAGTTATGTTCAAACCCTTAGAGGTGAGTGCCCAGAAGGATACGAGGTTGAGAAGTATATGGCTGGAGGCTGTGTTAAATGCAAGAAGAAAGCTGAGGGTGCTAAAGTAGTAGATATATTTAAAGATAAGTGTGGAGGTAAGGCTAAGAAGAGAGTTAAAAAGAATATGGGAGGAACCGTAGATAACTCTTGGTCAGTAGCTAAAGACCAAAAAGGTGCTGTAGTTAATAAGGCTGACACTGTACACACAAGTAAGGGAGTATACAACGTTAGTAATAAGAAACTTCCTTATAAGAAGATGACTCCAGCTGACTATAAAAAACTTCCTCATAATGAGAAAGTAAAGGTTGATATGAAAGACCAGGCTAATGGGAAGAGTGCTAGTGGAGCAGGAGTTGTAAAAAATAAGGGAATTGGAAAGAATTACTTTGGAGGAACAGTCCAAAGACGTATAATTAAACAATAATTATTATGACAATATTTCTATATGATAATGTAAATCATGAACTGCGATTAAACGAACCAGAGATTCTTCTTATTAAGGAGTTCGCTGAGTTATGGACTAATGATAGAAATATCAGTAAGGAAGACCCTAAGGGTATTAAAAAGCTAAGAGCATTCAAAGAGTTCACCTACATGTATCTAATGATTGACTGGCAATCACACTATTCACAATTTACTGAAGCAGAACGCAATGAGGCTGCTAAACAGGATAGTGGTATTACAGAAGAGGAGTTTAATGACCCTCTGTTTAGAGCTGCATGTAGGAAATATAGAGAGATACAAGAATCAGCAAGAGACATTAAATTAATTAGGGCAGCTCAGAATAAGGTAGACGAGTTGATTGATTATTTCAATGAGGGTTCTGATTTACAAGAAAGAGACCCCATTACTGGTAAACCAATCTTTAAAGCTAAGGACGTTATCGGTGAAATGTCATCTATATCTAAGGTATTGGATGAATTAGATGCCTTAGAAGCCCGTATTAAGAAGAAACAGAAAGCTGCTACAGGTCTTCGTGCTGGTGCTGTTGAGGGATATGTACCAAAACTAAAGTAACATGGCACGTGGAAGGAAACCTAAAAATAAAATCCAGGAATCCCCTACTGTCCAAGCCTTAGTTGAAAAGGTTACTGAGGTAGGGGAGAATACTGGAACACTAGAGCAGAAGCTCACGGAAGTTGAGTGGGATGTCAGAATTGGAGACCCGATAGACTATTTTGATTCTAACCTATCATATGAACTCACTGGTTACAGACCTATTGATGGTACAAGAGGATTAGACTTTGACCCAGAATGGTTTATGGAAGCTAGGAAGACTAAGGTTACTACTGGTAAGTATTGTAATGAACCATTGATGGGTAAGGCTTATGGTGAGTTTTGGGACCAAGAATATGATAGATGTAGAAATGGTATGACTGTTAATGGTTATACTATTACTGGTGATAATTATTTCTTTATTAATTACTATCAGCTACCTAATCTATCTTCTGCAACTAAGGCTGGTGGTGGTCGTTCAGTAGACTTCCCTAATTTCTTTGTAAAACAATATGAGTACTTCCATTATATAGAATTGTGTAAGATGCTGAGAAAGAATGCCATTGGTTTAAAAGCCAGAGGTGTTGGATTCTCGGAAATAGCTGCTGCTATACTTGTTAATGGTTATACAACTAGACCTCACTTTAGAGGGGTAGTAGCTGCACAACAAGAAGGTTATGTTGATGATACTTTAAGTAAATGCTGGACTCAGTTATCATATTTAGATGATAATACTGAGGATGGTATGAGGTGGTTAAGGCAAGTACACAACACAGCTAAATGGAAGAGGGCTTCTAGTAAGAATGTAGATGGTGTAGAATCTGGATGGATGTCTGAGATTGAAGGAATTACAGCTGATAAGCCTAATAAGATTAGAGGTGACCGTACTGATATTCTGATGTACGAAGAAAGTGGTTCTTGGCCCAATTGGAAGAAAGCATTTATTCAGGGTGATGCCTTGATTGATATTCAAGGACAGAGATTCGGTATTAAGTTAGCTTGGGGTACAGGTGGTGATAGTGGTCCTGCATTAGAAGGTGTAGCTGCTGCATTCCATGACCCTAGAGGTTATGATGTACTTCCATACAAACATAACTATACTAAGGAAGGTACTTATGTAGAAACTGCATATTTCATTCCTGCATATACTATTGTTACTGCTCCAGGATACGTAGACCACAGAGGATGGACAGACCCAGAAAAGGGTAGAGAGTTCTACATGGCTAAGAGAGCTACTAAGATTGCAGACCCTAAAGGTTTAATGCTATACTCTGCTGAGTATTGTTTTACACCTGATGAAGCATTAGCTTTGGAAGGTGATAACCAATTCAATACTGTATTACTAACAGAACAGTTAGCTGCTATTAAGTTACATAAGATTACTCCACAAGAGCTTAAACCTAAATGGGGACAGCTAGAATATACATTTCAAAACAATGTACATTCTGAAGAAGCTAAGAATGGAGTAAGGTTTATACCTAGTGATAAAGGAAAGGTTTGTATTATTGAACATCCCATTAAGAGTGAGAATGGCGCAGACTTTAGAAATCTATATGTAGCTGGTATTGACGGTATTGATATGGGTATGAATGATACATCTGATAGTACTAGAGACCCGTCAGACTTCTGTGTTGTAGTAAAGAAGAGATGCTTTGGATTACAAGAACCAATGTATGTTTGTATCTACAAAGACAGACCTAATAATCTTGAGGAAGCATATAGAACTACCCTAAAGATATTAGAATACTATAACTGCAAAGCTTGTTTGGAATCTACCCGTATTAGTATCTTAACATGGTTTAGAACCAAGCATAAGGAAGAGAGATTCTTAATGAGAAGACCAAGGGCTACTCAATCTGATATACAAGCTGGTAGAAGTAGACAATTTGGTGCTCCTGCAACTGAGGCAGTTATTCAACACCAGTTGGACCTTATTGATTGTTATATCAATAATTACTGCCACAATATGTGGTTTGAGCCAATGATTAATGAACTTATTACTTATTCATATGAGAATAAAAGAAAGTTCGATATTGTAGCAGCAATGGGTATGGCTGAATTAGGAGATGAGGAGTTAAGTGGTATTCCACCACAGGAAGCTGATAATGGGGGTAGGAAGTTGAAGCTATTT